GTTTTGGAGCTTCGACGAGTGGAATCTCGCCGACATAAGTTACAAAGCGAATCCGCCCGTAACCCACGATTGGAGAGCCGTCTCCCGTTTTTCGCTCTTTAACTAAAACCATTCCGCCATTACGTTGATCCTTACCGTCGCCGCCGGTATTGCCTTCAATAGTCGTAACCGAATTAGCGTGAACACTTGCCACAATTCCAACGTGAGAAATACGATCTACGCCATCGTGCGGAAAATCCATAAACGCAATATCTCCGACTTGCGGCTTTTCTGTATGGAAGCGACCGACTTCTTTTAATCTATGCGCTCCAATAGCTGTCGCAACCATTGACGGCAATTTAACGCCAGCCTGACTAAAGCACCAATTAACGAATGATCCGCACCACGGCAGACCATCGGCTTTCATATATTCGCCATACTTAGTTATATTTTCTGGCTTTTCTACATAGCCGACTTCCGCGATGGCGACTTCTATAACCTTCGCGGCTGTACCTAGTGGGATTACGCTAACCAAGAATCGAAGCAACTTCCTCTTCGGTTAAACCAAGCGCGGCAAGTTTTGCTTCTGCCGATTGCTTAGCGGCTAATTTGTCGGCTTCGACCTTTTGCGCTTTTGCGTATTCTTTTTCGTCTGCCGCTTGTTGTTTAATTTCTGCCGCAGTTAATTCTCTTTCAATTACTTCGCCTGTTTCGCAGTTAATAATTGTTTTCATTACGCCATACCCCATAACTTGACTGATCCGTTTGTGGTTATTGTCATTGTGCCAGTACCCGATAAGCGAGTGATATCTATTGAGCTGATTGCGGTTAATATGTCAAATGTCATTTGACTGTTCCAAATTTGAGTGTGTGCTGCACCGCTTGAATCGTAAAACATCCACGCGCCAGAACATTGTTTTGCGTAGGAAGTGTTTGCATAATCGTAAAGCCAGAGGTAACCGCTGTTTGTATTGTTAAATCCAGCGTTTGCCACATTCTTGCCAAATACCGGCACAGTTGGATTGTATGAACTAGCACCACCCGCATTGGCTTGGGTCAATGTTGTGTTCGCACCGTAATAAACCATTGAATTGTAATTTGCTCCAGAATTAGCATTTAAGCGAACATCGAAAGCCGTTGAGTTATTGGAATGTAGAATTCCATCCCAAGTCATCAAAAGATGTTTGTATGAACCTGAGATAGAACTAAAAGAAAATCCAGTTGATGCACTTGGCACTACAGTTGAAATTAAAGTCATGCCGCCGCTCGACGGTGTACTCCATGCGGGTATTCCACCGCTGACACTTAATACCTGCGCGGATGAGCCAATGCCAAGGCGCGCAACGGTTCCTGAACCAGTGCCGTAAAGTAAATCGCCATTTGTGGTTACTGCAAGTTTCAAATCAGCGGTTCCCGAAGTTACGCCACCGGTCAAACCCGAAGTGCCACCTGTTGTTATGCCTGTTATATCGCCCGGGTTTGCTATTGATTGCCACGCCGCGCCATCGTAATACTCGGTTGAGTTGGTATCGGCTAGGTACGAAAACATGCCTTCTACCACTACACCGCTAAGTGCAGCAGTGCGAGCTGCTGATGTGGCAAAATACATAATGGTTTGATTTTGGAGATTGTATTGAACCTGCGCAGCAGTCAATACATCGCCAGTGTTAAATAGATGATAACCAGCGTTTGCGGTCATTTTATCTCCCTAATAACTCAATACGGATGTGTCTAAAATTCCGTACAAAGTTGAGTTTAGTATAAACGAATCCAGTATGGGCTCGAGTGTCGTAAAGACTTGCCGCCAAGAATTTGGGCTAATCTGGTAATTAACGCCAAAGACTTGCAGGGTTTTGGTAAGAATTGACCCGCCCGGTTGGGTGGTGCTGACCGTTACGGGATCAAAGAAATCTAACTCAAGGGCTGCCAGCACCATTGCAGCATCGGGGTAGTACAGGTCAAGAATTAGCGCATCGCATCGGATTGAAGTTTCTGCGCGGCTGGCAATGTAAGCCTGCGCATACTGCAAAGCATCGGCATCACTAGAAAACATAGTTGCGGTTTGATTGTAGGAGTGCGCAAAATACTTTGTGACACTAGCTGCATTGACTACTACCTGCGCTGTGCCGCCTGTCGGGGTCACACTTGCTTGGTTGTACACCAGCACATCATTGAGCACCCAATCGGCATTAAAGTAATGCAAATTTGTCCCATTATCATTGAACACTCGGGGCGTACCCGATACCGATGTTGATGTTGTTGTGCGGTTTTTGAATACAAAGCTGCCAGATGCATCAACATAAAACGCGCCAAATTCTACTAGCTCGCACTTTTGCGCAGCTGATAGCGCGGTTGTAGCAGTGTTGGGATTGGCCTGCACCGTACTCAATCCAGTTTCAATTGAGCGCATACTTGTAGGCCATGAGATTTGGTCAAGGATTTGGCTAACGCGGGTTGAAGTTAAATCGCCCGCGCTACTGCCTGCAACGGTAGTTATTTGTGCCATTTGTACTAGGCGCATGGCATCAACGGCTTGGATAGTTGTGTAGTTCAAAGTATCAACAGAATTGTTTGGCTGAGTAGTCAGGTAATTTGTGATAAATCCAGAAAATAATGGATAAGTGACACCAAGACTGGTGGCAGTAATCTGCACTTTAACCATTGGTTGCAGCAAATTGTAATAAGGGCCGCTGACATTCTGCGGGTTAAAATCGCCATTTTGGTCAAGGATGCGCAGCGATAATGTGCCTGCTTGGAATTGGTCAGCCTGCGCATTGCGCCCGCGCTGTATTGAGATTGCATTGATTTGGTCGGATACATCCACAATGATTACTGCTGCATCGGCAAGGACATTTGTACCAAGTATGCCAACATCTAAAATCATTGATTGTGAAAAACTTGGGCCAGTTGAAAAATTTATGTAGGCCTGTACGGTTGGGGCGGTCATATCGCAATGGCTCCCGCGTATTGTAATGATGTGCCGTACCGTCCAAGGTTTTGAATAACGGTTTGCACTGCATCAGCAATCACTTGCTCGCTGCCGACAACGCCCGCATTGACCGTTACATTCACCACTGGTGGGTCTGGCACATAACCAGCCCTGCGCGCTGCGCCAGCAAAGCCTGAATCGCCGCCTGCTGCTATTGCATCAAGGGCTGCGCTCCAAACTGCAACGGCGGCCTCTACGACTTCGGGAGTGTTTACGGCTGCGGCGGTAGCTGTGGTTGTTCCATTTGTAGATGTACTTACCGGCACAACAATTGGTTTTGATACCGTTGGGGTGTCAGTTACTTTGCCAGTTTCAGCATTGTAGGTTAATCCTTGCGCCGCTAGTAATGCCGTTGCGCTGCCGGGTATTTTCAAATCCTTTAGCAGGCCATTTATTCTGGCAATGATGGCAGGCCAGTCTGCAAACGGATCATCAGCCTTTGGCAAGGTAGCCAACAGGTTTGCTAACTCTTTGGTCTTGGCTTCATTGGCGATTAACGCGGCTTGGAGTTTTGCAGCTGCGGCAACATCCTCATCTAGCAACGCCTTTTGCAGCAACAAACGCAAACGGGTTTCATTATCAATGCCGTATTTTAATGCGGCTTGAATTTGAATTTGTGCAAGGTCAAATACACTATTTGCTTTTTTAAGTGCTAGTTTGTCCATTTCGGCTTTTTTAGTTAGCGCGGCAAGTTTCTTTGCAGCATCTAGAGCTTTTTTATCTGCGGCGGCTTTAGCCTTGGCCGCTTTATCTTGAGCAATAAGTTGCTTGGGGTCTAAAACAGGCGCACCAGCAGCTTTGTTTGCTCTATTGGTTTGGCCGCCTTTTTCTAACGAACTGATGACAGGGCCTAAAATTGGGCCAAAGAAAGCAAATCTATTCATTTTTACATTGCCAGCTTCAAGCACTCCTAATTTGCTGATTGCATCTGCCAAACCAACAGTTATGTCAGCAATGGATTGCGCTAAGGTATCCATTTTTGCAGTTGCTTTATCTAAAGATTGGCCATTGGCCAGCAATTCAATAGCCGTAACCAAACCTTTGCCAATAGTTTCTTTTGCATCAGCTGCTGAGGCTTTGAGAATATCTAGTTGCCCTGCGTATGTACCTGCTGCGACAGCGGCTTGACCACCAAACAATCTTGTTAATTCTTTATTTATAGCATTGAGGTCTTTAGATGCCAACACTGCTTTATCAATGCCGGGTATCAATTTGGTTAGTGCTGTTGTGTTGCCCGCGTATGCCTTTGAAATTGCTTTTGTGACACTTTCGACATCCGATGAAGTGCCTGCCGCAACATCTAACGCAACGCTTAAACCCTCTTGGGCTTTGGTGACTGATCCAGTTGCAACCAATAGTTGTTGAAATGCTGGCCGCAATTGGTCATCAAGCACACCTGTTTGTCTTTGTAGTGATTGGATAAACTTCTCCACACCAATTTTGGCAAATGAGTTGCCCGTATTGTCTAAAGTCTTGCCAAGTGACTTTGCGGCTTTATCATCAGCTAGAAATGCTTTTATTGAGGATTTACCAAATTGGGCTAATTTTGTTGCGCTGTATAAACCAATGAATGATTTGGCTAAATTGCCAACGGTTTTTTGAAACGCGTTTATATCTTTGCGACCCTTTGTCAATCCTTTGCCGTCATACTTGGTGACTGCCGAAACTATTAAATTTGGCATTAGACAGCCAAAGCAAAACTAGATTGTGTGGCGCGTTCATTAAATCTGCGCGCGGCCTTCTCAATAGCGTGAACCACTGCATCTTGGGCTTTGCCTTGATCCTCATTCCAAGCTCTAAATATCAAACGGCCCTTAAATTTATCTTGACCATACATTGGCCCCATTGAGTTGATAAAAATTGCGCCTGCGTTAGGGTTGCGTGAGCGTGATATACCCGGGCCTTGCCCACGATAGCCCGACTTACGCCCGGCAGTTTCATAAATTGCCCCTGCTGCCGATGTGTTAATGACAGAATAAAGCGCACTAAATCCGTAACGGGTTTTTTTATTTGCACCCGCTTTGTACTTAATTCCGGCAATTACTTCAGCAGGATTGTATAACGGAAATTTGCGGTATGAATTTTCGGTGGCGGCGGCAGCTCGCACAATACCTTTATCAGCCCAGTTGTATAAATAAGATGGGTAGGGACTTGGCGCGTATCCCCGCGCCTTATCCCGTATCGGCAGCATCGCAGCTTTTATTTCGATTTTCATTTGTTTGTTTAAGTCAGGCTCAAACGCATTGAGTTTCTGGATTAGCTCCTTATACCCTTCTACGACTACGGGCATTTTGTTTGGCCTCCTTTGCTCTATCGCTAAACACCTGCAACACCGCTTTAAGCATGTGGCCATCCATCTCTAGCACTTGCGATGGAGCAATTTTCATCTCCACCGCAAGACTAGCCACGAGATAAGTCATGCTGTTGCGGTCTATTCTTTTGGGTTTTGGTCATCCAATACTTCAACCGATACCAGCGTGTTTAGAAACTCATCGCCAAATGGCGGGATCACTTCAACGCGCTGCAAACAGTTATGAGCCAACCAGTAAATATCGCTTTGCTTCTCCTCATCGCGAAATTGTTTATGGATGCCTTTCCCGGTGTACTTTTCAAAGGCTACTTCGACAACAGGCGAAATGTGCAAAACCACTTCCCCTGAGGCCCTAGTTATCTTTAACCTTGCCATGCTTTACTCCTTAAAACGCTACGGTTGGTGAAACTGTAACTGCGGTGTTCACAGTAAATGACAGGCTGGATGAGGCTTCATCAGCTACGCCGCCTGAACCCACTGGGGTTAAGTTATTAACCAAAATGGAGAATTGGTATGACGGATTTGTTGCCGATACCGCTGTGCCTTTAACGGTAATCATTGACACTGCCAATGTTGTACCGAAAGCGGCATTGAGTGTGGTCATAACTTGGGTTGCAGCCCAGTCATTTAGGAAATCAATGCTTAGGGTTGCAGCTTGCAGCCCGGCGGCAAATTTGTGAGCTGTATCGCCCATCGCTGTTACTTCAAGCTCATCAACAACCTG